CTGTGCGCCAGTGATCGCGACGGCACGCCCTGCGCCGATTGCCTCGCCTGCGCGGGTGCGCGGGGCGGAATTCAAGCAATCCATATCCCGGTTCATGGGAGGGGGAAACGACACTTCATTGAAGCTATGGTTTGAATTAATCTCCTAATCAAAACCCATCTCATGACAACCCTTAGAGACTTGGTAATCTCAATCTTAGACGATGAAAACGGAATAAGTGAAGAGTCTTTTGCATTTTTGAACCAATTGGCAGAAACCGACGATTCCCTCCGTGATGTAGTTTTAATGGCCGACTGTTTCGCTGATCGCTTTTATTTGAACGAGTCGGACGCTGAAAACCTCAGGAAAGTAAAAGCCTGATTCCCCATGTCAGCCCATGCGAAAGCGTGGGTTGCAATGGGCAATCACTGCCCGATTCAAACCATGCAAGCCATCCATTCAAAATACATCCCCGCAACCAACACCCTAGGCTCGCGCATTAAAGCGACCTGTGAGAGGGGATCCATCACGATTCCGTTTCCTTACGACAAATCCGGTGACGCAATCCATCGGGAAGCGGCCCTTCAATTGCTCGAGCGATTCGTTTCGGAAGATTGGACAGAGCGGGCCATCCCCCCCTCACAGAACCCATGGAAACGGGAATTCGTCACCGGTTCCCTTCCCGACGGCACGATGGCCCATATCCTCCTTTGATCCCATGGACATCATGAAAGAAACTATTGAGCGCGACGCCTTCAAGTTTGCTGTGGGCCGCGCAATCTTTTGTTCACATCCCGACTGCGGGGTGATCCTGGATTGGAAACGGGCTGTAGAACTCTCCGCTTGCAAGGGGGAGAAGTACGTTTCAATCAAAGTATTCTGCGCCGAATGCGCCGACCGTGTGCGCCCTGTCATCGAAAGCAAGCTTGGCCCGCTTGGATTGCGCTTGGATGTAATAGATGGAAGGACTTTCCGTTGAAGCCCCTATTGCGTGTCTTGGGCTATTTAGCCCTCTGTTTGCTCTTCACTCTCCTTTTGCTCCTTTCGGCCCTCGCGGGCAATTGACATAGAAGTCCCCATCAAAGCCCCAAGGAATCCCCTTGGGGCCTTTTCTTTGCCCCGATAGTGCCAACACCCCGATTGCCGCTCTTCCTTCCCAATGGGCCAATGTCCCCTTCCTAGTCTGGTCACTTGTCCCCCTTGCCGCTTGCCAGGATTTGACACTAGACCCCCAGGTTGACCCCCACGACATCCCATGTCCGACCCCTCTATTTACATAGCAGTCCAGGGTACGACACACCATGTCCGACCCCGTTACACCGTGCCCGATCATCCCGCCCGCGCCCCGCGCCCGCCCCGCGGTCCCGGTTCTCATGGTGCGGTATTCCGGAACTCCCATACGCCATACGGATTTCGGAATTCGGAATTCGGAAATCGGAAACCGGGGTACAGGAAATCTTCATGGTGCGGTATTTTCCCTCTTGACCACGATGGAGATGGTGCGGTAGGTTGGTCCGCGAACAACGAACAACGAACAACGACCATGAAACTACAAGAGATCAAGGAAGCGGTGCTGGCTGGTAAGACGGTGCATTGGAAGAACGAGGGGTATCGGGTGATCCATGCTCCGAAGATCGGGGAGTTCCTGATCCGCTTCGACTACAACGAATCGATGACTGGCCTGACATGGGCTGACGGTGTGACGATGAACGAGCGGGAGGAGGACTTCTTCCTTGGGGAGGAGTAGGCCAATGAAACGAGTTCTTGTGGCCTGCGAGTACAGTGGACGGGTGCGCGACGAGTTCGCGGCCCGAGGCTGGGATGCTTGGAGCTGCGATTTCGAGCCGAGCGATACCCCCGGCCAGCACTACCGTGGTGATGTGCGCGACCTCCTGACCCAGCGATGGGACATGATGATCGCGTTCCCGCCCTGCACCTACCTCTGTTCCAGCGGGATGCACTGGACCACGAGGGGGCTTCGAGACCCCAAGCTGACCGATGAGGCACTGGCATTTGTCCATCTGTTACTCAATAGCGGCATCCATCGTATAGCGATAGAGAACCCAATAGGTGCTATCAACACACGGATATGCAAACCCACCCAGATGATACAGCCGTGGCAGTTTGGTGATAACGCGAGCAAGCGCACCTGTTTGTGGCTCAAGAATCTGCCCCCGCTGGTACCCACCGACATGCTGCCGCTGCCGCCTTCCGGGAGGTGGGCCAATCAGACCCCTAGTGGCCAGAACAAACTCGGTCCCAGTCCGACCCGCTGGAAGGAGCGATCCAAGACCTATCCCGGAATCGCCCGCGCAATGGCCGATCAGTGGTCATCCATCGAGTAGGCCAATCCCCCCATCTTCCCCCCCCTTCCAAGCGACCCCGGACCCCCATCCGGGGATTTTCGTTTCTAAGCGGCCCCAACCCCCGAACCGGATACACAGTCCATTTCGCCATCAAACGCGCTCCTAGCCCCCTTTCCGCTCCAGCAATCGCCATCCACCCCTCGCTTCCAAACCGATACTTCGTAATCAGTGGGGGGTCATCGAAAAATGCCGCCGCCGCGGGGGGCGTCAGTCCCCCAGAGCGTAGCGGCGATGCATTTTTCGACTCCCTTTTAAGGGAGTGAAATACTCCCTTTTAGGGGAGATAGCAGGAGGGTATGCTAACTTTCTGGTGAGCGCGTTCGGATTTCACTCTTATTATTTTGACACCAGGTTTTGGGATGAGTTATCTTTGGTTCCCATGAGTTACTTAGACAACGGTTCCACCCTCCGCGCAACGTTCCGGTTGATGCCCCCGATGAGGCATGACATCGACCCTGCCAAGTCGGAGGTTTTGGCCCACATAATGGAGAGCATGAACTCGGATCTTGGCCGCTCGATCCGGGCCTTCAATTCGATGCGGAATATCAAGAGCGGGGTATTGGTGTTTGATCGTATCAATCGCCAGTGGCGTGGGTGTGATTGGATGCCGCCCGAGGAGAAGGACAAGATTGCCTTGCTGAGTGCTGCGATACTGGAGTTGAAGCGTGACCTTGCTGCGCTGAAAAGCGAGGTGCGCAAGAAGCTGGCTGGTAGTGTGAGGAGGAGGTCCGGTGGCAGGGCGCAGCCTGAACCGGAGCCTGATGAGGATGACGTTGATCCCGATGTCATCGAGATACAGAAAAGGGCCACCGAAGCCCGTGAGGCTATGAAGATGGCCCGCGCTACAATCGAGAAGGATGAATGGTTGAAGGCTATGCTCGCCGCCCTCGACGAGGATAAGAAGGCTTCTTCTGCTCCTTCAGTTCCGCCCCAGTGAACGCGAGGGGGTTGCACTCCTCCCACTGGATGCCGGTGGCTGAGTGCTGAAGGTTGAGAATGGGGGAAGGGAGTCCGATCCTCCCGCCCCGCTTACAGAAGGCTAACTGGAAGCGTCGAGGCTTTGATTGGCCTACTTCATGGAGAACGGCTATCTCCCGCGCCCAGTTGGCGAGCTCGCTGGATCCGAACCCTGAGTGGGCCAGTTCCATTGTGGTGAGTGGTTCGCCGCCATCCTTGCGCTGAGGCTTGGAGACATGGTGCATCCAGATCCAAGCGACCTTTGTCTCGTGGAGGATGGGCTGGAGCTTGTTGCGAAGGAAGATGCTGACCTCGGACTGATCGCTCAGGTCGCCGCCGAAGTAGGAGAACAGGGGATCGGCGATGATGAGATCGAGCTTGGACTTGTGGATAAAGCGGCGGGCGTAGGCCAAGAACTGCTCGCCGGTGCGGACGGTCTCGGTGCGGAACTCCAGGTTGGAGTGAAGCTGGCGCATCTGCTCAATGCTGACGCGCTTGTTAATCACCCCGCGGAAGGCTTCGGAGAGATCACCACGATCGTTCTCGGCTTGGATGACCCCGATCTTCAATGGCTTGATCGGCGCGATCCCAAAGAAGTCGAGGCCGAGGCACCACTGGGTGATGATCTGCATCATGAGGCTGGACTTCCCGATGCCGGTACCGCCACTGATGATCATGGAGGAGCCGCGGGTGATCCATCGATTGCCGATGAGGTTGTCCGGATCCTTCAATGGATCGAAGTCCAGGAGGTCTTTGACGGTGACGATGGTGGACTGATCATCATCGGTCTCCCGGTTGGTGAGCCAATCCTCCCAGGATGCGGCACCGAGGCTGGTGGCCAACAATCGCTGCTGCGAGGTGGGGCTGCGCCATGCGCCGGGGAGGCGGGAGTAGCGCGATGGGTTCTTGTTCTTGGCATCGATGCCGGGGATGGCGGAGTAGATGAGATCCCGGCGGGCGTCCCATTCCTTGCGGGAGGGCGCATCCACCCGGACCCAGCCGTGGATGGACTTGCCCCCGGAGTCGATGAGAACGGTGATGGGTAGGCCAGAGTCCCGGAGGCGTTGTTCCTGCTCGGGCTTGGGGAGGTCATCGAACTCGACCAGGACATGGCGGAACGC